TGGTTAACATCTATGGGTATTTGCACAATGGCATTTAACCTTAATGGATTTAACTTCAACCAATCAGTTGTTGATGCAAATGGTAAGATTGTTCCAACTTGGGGAGATGTTCTTAACAGAGCAAACCTTGGTATGGAAGTAATGCACGAAAGAAATGCACATAACTTCCCATTAGACCTAGCATGTGCTGAGTCTACAGAGGTTGCATTAACTGCTCCAAGCATTGGTTAAAACCAAAATCACTTTTTAATTTCATTTACCTCGAAAAAAATTTCGGGGTATTTTTTTGTCTAATTAGATTTTGATATATAAATTATTGAACCAACGAGAATGGATTTTGAAGAACAGTTAGAAACAGAACATCTTCTTTTAGTCGATAGAGTTTGTAAGAAGTGTGGTGTTAGAAAAAGTTTATTGGCAGACTACTATAAAATACGTAAGAACTTAAGTTTAAAATCTTCTTACTCGTATGAATGTAAAACTTGTACAAGAGATAGAATTAAAGAAAAGAATAGAAAGAAATATCGATTGGGTAAATGTGAAATATGTAAGAAAACTAATACAAAATTAACTACTGACATATGCCAAAATTGTAATAAGTTTTTAAATCAATACAATTATGATGTTGACACTATGAAAAATTTTGTGTTATACTTATCAAAGTAATAGATAGTTTAGTTATTTTTTTCTTATGAAGATTTTTCTTGATACTGCAGATACTAAATCAATCAAAGAACACTTCAAAACTGGATTGATTGATGGTATCACCACGAACCCGACATTGATTATGAAGAGTGGTCGTGATCCAGAAGAAGTTTACCAAGAATTAATTCGTGCAGGTATTCCAGATATAAGTATGGAGGTTGTAGGTGGTGCTGCTGAAATGGCATTAGAGGGTGCAAGATTAATTAAAAAATTTGGAAAGGAACAAACCACGATTAAAGTTCCTTGTACACCTGACGGACTATGGGTGTGTAAACAGTTATCAAAAGATGATATTAAAGTAAATGTCACACTAATTTTCAGTGTATCTCAAGCGATTTTATCTGCAAAAGCAGGTGCAAAATACATTTCTCCTTTTGTTGGTCGTGTTGATGATCAAAGATTTGGTGGATGCAATCTGATTAAACGTATAAGAGAAGTATTACCATATGATATGTGCGAAATATTATCTGCATCAATTCGCTCTGTGGGTGATGTAGAACATTCCTTTGCACAAGGTGCAGATATAGTAACAATGCCCCCGTCCATTTTTGAAAAAATGTATGGACATGTTTTGACAGATGTTGGTATTGAAATCTTTGAAAAGGATTATGCAAACGTTGTATCAAAACAATAAATATTATTTTATAATCAAACTATGCACGGAAATTTAGAACCAGAAGAAAAAGTTTTAGGAACTCAAAACTACACAGTCTACTCAAAGAGTGGATGTCCTTATTGTAGCAAAATTGTTCAAGTATTAGATCACATCAAAGCATCTTATACAGTTTATTCGCTTGATGAACACTTTGATCGACAAGCTTTTTATGGAGAGTTCGGTAATGGATCGACTTTCCCACAAATACTTTTAAATGGAAAAAAATTAGGAGGATGTAGTGACACAATCAAATATCTCCAAGAAAAAAATATCGTCTGAATTAACGATAAATAAAGGAGTAGAACTCATACTCGGAGAAAAACAAAAACAAAAACCGAATAAACCATCGAAAATCAAATTTGAAAAAACTTTTTCTATATTTAAAAGAAAAATTTATTTTAACTTTGAATTTAATTTTCGAATAGAAAAATAAAATTACTTTAGGAGATCTATGACTGCAACTACTCTAACAATCTTTTCTCTTTTGACCTTGATTTTTATGCTTGTTGGTGGTATAATAGGTTATATGATCCATACCCATCAATCAAATAAATTATCCATGCATCCAGAAATGTATGATCAACATGGTAATTTAATACCTGATGAAATTGTCGCATTTAGATTTGAAAACAATTATGACTACGAAACCGAAGACAGTGAAGAGGACGACTAAAAAAGTCAAAACATTGCATCCAGAAACTTTAGTTGCATTACCTCCAAACCCATTTGCATTTGAAGTCTTTGATCTTGTTATTAAACAAAGAACAAAAGCAAAGAAAATAGAATATTTGAAGAAGTATGGACATCCTTCAATAAAAAGTTTGTTTATTTGGAATTTTGATAATACTGTAATCAGTTTGCTTCCACCTGGTGAAGTTCCATATTCAAGTTTAGAAGAGGAACAAAACACAACTGGAACTCTTTCGACTCGAATAGAACAGCAAACTGCAACAATGGGATATAATAATACGAATTCTTTAGGCACTAGCGATGATTTAAAAAGAGGAAGAACTTCGATTCGACAAGAATTTAAAAAGTTTTATAATTTTGTTAAGGGTGGAAATGATAAATTAAAATCTCTTTCAAGAGAAACAATGTTCATTCAAATTCTTCAAGGTCTTCATCCTCTAGAAGCAGAAATACTTTGTCTTGTAAAAGATAAAAAGTTAACCGATAAGTATGATATCTCAAAAGAGATAGTTTCTGAAGCGTATCCAGATATCAAGTGGGGAGGTCGAAGTTAATGGATGGCACTAAAGTCAAGTTAGTTCGTGAAAAGTGTGACTTAAAAAGTGCAGAAGATAAAAAGTTACCAACCGATTCTTTTATTGTCACATATAAAGTCGATGATGAGGTCAAGTATGACATTGTAAGAGCGAAAGCAGTTGTAGATGTTTTTGATGTTTACTATGATAAGTATAAAAATGTTGAAGCAATTTCTTGGACTAAAGGAATTATAAATCCAAAAACCTTTGACAATAGCGTAGCACCATCAACTAAAAAGAAAAAAAGAAAATAGTAGACAAAACATAAATCTTGTGCTATAGTTTTTAACAAAACAGTAACCAATCATGACTCAAAATTACGACGATTCAAATTGGAGAGAAGAGTATAAATCTTATACAAAGAATAAGATGGAACTTGATCTATTAGAGAACGGTCCTAAAAGTCTGTCTCAATCATGGCATCTTCAAGCATTGCATAGTAATTGGAAAAAAATGAAAGGATACAGAGATCCAGAACCACCTGACTGCCAATCAAGTATGAATGAATTTTTTAAAAATCAAGATAAGTATAATCAATAATATATAAACTAACACTATTATTAAAACATCATGGAACCACTCTATACATTACAACAATTTGAAACTCAAGGATGGGTAACAATTGCAACAAATCTAATTAAGGAAGATGCAAAGAATAAATTAGACGCACTAATTGCTGATGGACTAAATCCAAAAGATCTTAAACTTGTTAGGGAAAAGTAAATAAAATGTCTCAAGGATTTAATGATGAAAAAGATGACTTGCAAGACAAGAAAAAAGCAATCAGAAAAATTGTAAAAGAATATAAAAAAATAAAGAAGTATCAGAAGTCTCCTTTGTATGAAGTAAAGAAACTATCAGGAGATCAAACTTATGTAGATAAACTTCTTAAAGACTATGGTGTTGACCCAGAAACCTTAAAATAAGATAAAAATGTAACACAAATTACAAAATTGGTTGACTATATAGTGTGGGTATGCTAACATACCTTTACGTTCATCCAAAATGATAGAAGCTGTACTACTTGTAACACTTCTTTCTGAGCATAATGCTTCCCATTGGGAGATGTCTTGTTCAGACTGGAATCGAAACAGAATTGAGATACTTAGTGATAAGAATCTTAACTCTGATGCTCACGAGTACCTAATAGATTATCTCCGCACGAAAGTCGAAGGTGATTGCGATGCTTATATCATTGGACGCAAGTAAGCCGACACGGAACGGGTTCGTTCATCTCTAGTCAGTATTCACTAATTAAAACTCTCGTTGGTTTTCACTTATTAATACTCAGAGACGCAAATGCCGACTGAAGGAACGGTCTAAAAAACCTACTACTTACAGGAGAAAACCGATGGCAAAAGTCACATACCGTGGTGTTGTATATGACACCGACAGGAACAAAGGACAGCAAACTAACAAGGTCGATTTAACTTACCGTGGTGTAAGATTAGAAAAAGAACTTACAAGTGTTAAATGATTGAAACTCTAGAGATTTGTTTGGCATCTGCCATCTTTCTCACAATCATAAGTGCTGAAGTTCAGTTTCTGTATGGAAAATAAAACGAAGGGGTTGATCCCCTTCTTTTTTTGTGCTATGATTAACCATAATAGAACTTACTTTTATGACTATTAATTTAGTAAGTGTTACACCAGATGCAGAAAAGACGATGGCATATATTGCCAGAGTTTCAAATCCATCTAACCAAGATAATGAAAATTATTCTGGATTGTTGAAGTATTGTATTAAACATAACCATTGGTCTGTGTTTGAACAATCAACAATGACACTTGAGATTGAAACGACTCGTGCCATTGCAGCACAAATTTTAAGACATAGATCTTTCACGTTTCAAGAATTTTCTCAAAGATATGCACAGACTAATTCTTTAGGAGATATTGAATTACCAGAATTACGCAGACAAGATAAAAAGAATCGTCAGAATAGTATAGATGATTTAGAACCAGAGGTTGTAGAAAAGTTGAATAAACAAATGATTACTTTATTCAGTTCTTCTCAATCATTATATAATCAAATGATCGAACATGGAGTAGCAAAAGAGTGTGCTCGAATGGTATTACCACTTTGTACTCCTACAAAAATCTATATGACTGGTTCTTGTCGCTCTTGGATTCATTATATTAATTTGAGATCTGCACACGGAACACAGAAAGAACATATGATAATTGCGGAAGGATGTCGTAAGGTGTTTACCGAACAATTTCCTGCAGTATCAGAAGCCCTTGAATGGGTCTAAATAACTTTACAAAACTTAAAAAAATCCATGCCCACATATCCAGTAATACATAAAGAGACAAAGGAGAAAAAAGAACTCTCTATGACTATGAAAGAGTACGATCAATGGAGAAAAGACAATCCCGATTGGGATAAAGATTGGCAAGCAGGTGTTGCTGCACATCAAGAAATGTTCAGATGGACAGGAGAAGCAGCATCTTCTGGTTGGAATGAAGTCTTAGATAGAGCATCGAAACAACCAGGTGCAAATGTTCGTAAAAATCGTGATTACAGTTTCTAATTATGCCAGCTAAAAAAAGAAACGGAAACGGAAACTCTTCTGGAATTGGTAGTATGAGTAATAAACAATTAAAAAGAAAGAAACCAATCAACTCAGACTCAATGGTTGAAATTAAACCATTGACAAAGAATCAAGAGAAATTTTTTGAAGCATATGATAAAGGTAAAAATGTTTTTGCTTATGGTGCAGCAGGTACAGGTAAAACATTTGTAGCTTTATATCTTGCTCTGAGGGATGTTTTAAATCCAATAACTCCATATGAAAAAGTATATGTAGTTCGTTCTCTTGTATCTACACGAGAGATTGGATTTTTACCAGGTGATCATGAAGACAAGTCATTCTTATATCAAATTCCATATAAGAATATGGTAAAGTATATGTTTGAAATGCCATCCGATCAAGACTTTGAAATGTTGTATGGTGCACTTAAAACTCAAGAAACTATTGGGTTTTGGTCTACATCTTTTATTCGTGGAACAACAATGGATAATTCTATTTTGTTAATAGATGAAATGCAAAACTTGAATTTTCATGAATTAGATAGTATAATAACAAGAGTTGGTGAAAATTGTAAGATTATTTTCTGTGGTGATGCTGCACAAACTGATCTTGTTAAAACTAATGAAAAGAATGGTATATTAGATTTTAAACAAATCATTCTATCAATGACTGAAGATTTTGAATCAATTGAATTTGGCATTGATGATATCGTTCGTTCTGGACTTGTCCGAAACTATCTCCTTACTAAAATTGCTTTAGGTATGTAATGTTTAAACACTTAGATTATTTAAAAGAAGAACCTGATTTATCAGTTTCTACTATTGAAGGAACTCGTTACTATAAAACTCCAACTGGAAAAATGTATCCATCCATTACTTCAGTTACAAGTTTTTATAATCGTGATGTTTTTATCAAATGGAGAAAAAAAGTTGGGGATGAAAAGGCAAATAAAATCACCAGAGAATCTACTTTTAGAGGTACTAAATTTCATGATGTTGTAGAACACTATTTGAATAACAAAGATATCAACAAACTTGATATTCTTCCTTCAACTAAGTTTTTATTCTTATCTTCTCAAAAAAATCTCAATCGTATAAATAACATACACGCTTTAGAGAAATCCCTGTATAGTGATTATCTTGGTTTGGCAGGTAGAGTTGACTGCATAGCAGAGTATGATGGGGAACTCGCAGTAATAGATTTTAAGACATCAAACAAAATTAAACCTGAAGAATGGATTGAAAATTATTTCGTGCAAGAGACTGCGTATGCTTGCATGTATTATGAAATGACTGGTATACCAGTTAAAAAACTTATCACAATCATGGTATCTGAAAATGGAGAATGCGTTGTCTATGAAAAACGA